ATTTTGTTCAAGAAATATATGTTCGAGCGCATTTCTCACAAAAAACCGAAGCATATGAAAGAGATGCTACTGAATTAATAGAACATGTTGAAGTTGAAATTGGAGGTCAAAAAATTGATAAACATTATTCTCAATGGTTAGATATATATAATGAATTATTTGAAACTAATCATGATTATAGTAAATTATTACGAAATGCTCCCACCCCTTCAACCACTCCGGACGCTGATACTGGTAAAATGTATATTCCTTTAAGATTTTGGTTTAATAGAAATGCTGGTTTAGCTTTACCTTTAATTGCTTTACAATATCATGAAGTTAAAATTAATGTTAAATTTGCTGCTGCATCAGGCTTGGCATCAACAGTAGCCAAAACTCCCATAGATTTAAAAGCTAGTTTAATGGTTAATTACATATATTTAGATACTGATGAAAGAAGAAGATTTGCCCAAGTCAGCCATGAATATTTAATAGAACAAGTTCAACATACTGGTTCAGAAGAATTGAAAGCACAAACTAAACTTGACTTAAACTTTAATCATCCTGTTAAAGCTTTATTATGGACAAGTAAAACTAAACATGTAAAGAAAGCTAAACTTCAATTAAATGGACACGATAGATTCTCAGAACAAGAGGGTGAATATTTCCATTTACTTCAACCTTATGAATGTGGATTAGGACATACTCACTCTTTAATACAATCCACCAGAAAATGGGGTCCTGTATCAGTTAGTGCCGATGAACATTCTGTAGGAATGTATTCCTTCTGCTTAAAACCCGGAGAACATCAACCCAGTGGTTCATGTAATTTTTCCAGAATTGATAATGCTAAATTACATTTAGAAGGTAGTGGAAACGGTAATATATGGGTATTTGCATTAAGTTATAATGTATTAAGAATTATGAGTGGTATGGGTGGTTTAACTTATTCTAATTAATAATTTTAATTAACTTATTCTAATTAAATAGTAAAATTAAATAATAAATAATATATATTTTTTTTTTTCTATGTATATTATATATAAATGGGTGGTGGATTAATGCAATTAGTAGCAATGGGAGCACAAGATGTTTTTCTTACTGGTAATCCTCAAATAACTTTTTTCAAAGTTATGTATAAAAGACATACTAATTTTTCAAAAGAATGTATTGAACAAAATTTTAATGGAAAAGTTTCATTAGGTGGTAATGCTACATGCACTTTAGCCAGAAATGGTGATTTAGTTCAAGAAATATATGTAAAAATTAATTTTACTAATCAAGCTAGTGCTGATGGACCATCTTCTGGTGTTGATTTAACAACTATTATAAAATATGTTGAAGTTGAAATTGGTGGTCAAAAAATTGATAAACATTATTCACAGTGGTTAGATATATATAATGAATTATTTGAAACGAAACATGATAATAGACTTTTATTATCATCTGGTTCATTAGCAGCAAGTGCTACAAATACATTATATATACCTTTAAGATTTTGGTTTAATAAAAATGCTGGATTAGCTTTACCTTTAATTGCTTTACAATATCATGAAGTTAAAATAAATGTTAAATTTGGTGAAAGTTCTGTATTATATAATAAAGTTGATATAACTACTTTTAATTCTAAATTACTTGTAAATTATATTTATTTAGATACTGATGAAAGACGAAGATTTGCTCAAGTTAGTCATGAATATTTAATAGAACAAATACAACATACTGGAACAGAAACTTTAACTACATCATCATCAAATATAGAATTAAATTTTAATCATCCAATAAAAGCATTATTTTGGACTACAGATGGAAAAGGATATATATCAGAAAATACTCTTCAATTAAATGGTCATGATAGATTTTCTAAACAAGAAAATAATTATTTTCATATAGTTCAACCATATGAATGTGGATTAGGTATGAATGGAAAAACATTAGTAAATAACGGTGTGACTACTACGACTACGACTGCGGCAGCAAAAGTAAAAATTGATACTGATGCTGCTGGTGATGCTTCTATTTTAGCAGGTTCAGGTGGTAGTGTTGCTAGTACCAGTGCGGCGACTGGTGCTACATATACGAATAATGTCACCACTGAGTTAGGAAAAATAGCAACTTCTGCTGCTTCTGCAACTACTGCGGGTATTTTTACTAGTTTTTTAGGATACGTAAATACCACTATTAGTGATTGGAATATCGCCAAGGCGCAGATACTTAATACTGAAACTGCGGGAAATTCTGCTAAGGGTGCTGTGACAACTCTTACTACTATTGGTGAAGCTAATAATGCTAAAAGTTTCATAGATGCCCTTTTAAGAAATGGGGGTGGCACTGTGGCCGCCAAGGGAGCTAATCTATTAATTAAAGATGTTCGAGATAGGATAGAAATTTCTGTTACTCAAGCAAATAACTTAGTAATATCAACAACAGCAACAGGAGTTCCAGCTGATATAACAGCTGCTGATACCGTAAAAAAAAATATAACTGATGCTAAAACTGCGATTGATTTTCTTTTCTCATTAACACAAAATACTGTGCGATTAACTAATATTGCATTAGTTAGTGTTAATACATTAATTAGTACTTTTAGTGGTGGTATTTCATTTGATAGAACATGGACAGGTGTAAAACATATAAATGTTAATAATCCTGTTGGTATGTATTCATTTTGTTTAAAACCAGCAGAACATCAACCAAGTGGTTCTTGTAATTTTTCAAGAATTGATAATGCTAAATTAAGAGTTACTGGAATATTAAATAGTAGTATAACTTCTTGTAATTTATATATATTTGCATTAAATTATAATGTATTAAGAATTATGAGTGGTATGGGTGGTTTAACTTATTCTAATTAAATATATATATATATATATATATAACTAATAAAGTATTTAATTTTAATTATTTAAAAGTATTTTTTTTTTATTATATATTATATAATGGGAGGAGGTTTTATAGAATTAGAAAGACAAGGCATACAAAATACATTTTTAATAGGAAATCCTCAAATTACATTTTTTAAAATAGTATATAAAAGATTTACAAATTTTGCTAAAGAATGTATTGAAGAAAAATTTAATAAAACAATTAAATCAAATGAATTATTAAGTCATAATCTAACAAAAACTGGAGATTTAGTTCAAGAAATATATTTTAATATTAAAGCACAATTTGAACCAATTGCAAATAATCCTATTTATGGTAAATATGATATTACAAATATAATAGAATATGTAGAAATTGAAATTGGAGGTCAAAAAATTGATAAACATTATAGTCAATGGTTAGATATATATAATGAATTATTTGAAAAAAATTATGATAATAGATTTTTATTAAGTAAAATGGAAATTTATAAATCATTATTAGATTATATTTATGAATTAGATAATACAAATTCTTTAATATCACCCATATTTGCTAATAATTTTCAATCTAAAGACTTTAATATAAGTATGACAACTCCTATTCCATCTTCAATAAATACTTGTGAATTTAATATTACTTTTATATCTACATCTATTCCATCAATTAATTTTGCTCCAACATTAAAAACAAATTTAAATGATTTAATAAATAAAATATTTAAAGAACATAATTTACAAATTACTATAAATAGTACAACAACATTAACAACTAATATATATAAAATTAATATTACATCAAATGATATTTATAGTGTTATAGATTTAATGGAAAAATTATGTAATAATCCACATAAAAAAGAACGAAATTATATAATACCTTTAAAATTTTGGTTTAATAAAAATGCGGGATTAGCATTACCATTAATATCATTACAATATCATACTGTAAAAATTAATATAAAAATTGCTGATTTAATAAATATAAATTGGGGTAATTGTAAAATAAATAATAATATATTAGATAGTTCTTTATTAGTAAATTATATTTATTTAGATACAAATGAAAAAAAATCATTTGTAGAAAATAAACATGAATATTTAATAGAACAAATACAATATATTGAACCAACAATTATAACAAATAATATAATAAATAAAATAGAATTAAATTTTAATCATCCAATAAAAGGATTATTTTGGACAACTGATAGAGGATATGTAAAATCAGCAGAATTAGTATTAAATGGACATGATGTATTTTCAGAAGATGGAAATTATTTTCATTTAGTTCAGCCATATGAATGTGATTTAGGATTAAGTGAAAAAATATTATATATAAATAGAACTTGGAATTATGTAGATAATATTAATAATAATAATAGAACAGGTATGTATTCATTTTCTTTAAAACCAAATGAATATCAACCAAGTGGAAGTTGTAATTTTTCAAAAATAAAATATGCAAATTTTAATATAATAGGAATTAATATTAATAAAATATATATATATGCATTAAATTATAATATATTAAAAATAATTAATGGTATGTGTAATTTAACTTATTTAAATTAAATATAGTAATCTAATTATTTAAAACTATTTTTTTTTTATTATATATTATATATTATATAATGGGTGGTGGTTTAATACAATTAGTTATTAAAGGACCTGAAGATATATTTTTTATAGGAAATCCACAAATCAGTTTTTTTAAAATAATGTATAAAAAATATACAAATTTTTCTAAAAAAACTATTAATTTAAATTTAAAAAAAATACAAAATAATGATGGAACTTCTGTATCAATTGGTGATAAAATATCTTATACAATAGAAAAAATTGGTGATTTAGTTCAAGAAATGTATTTAAATATTACTACTACAATGAAAGAAGTTATACAATCTAATATTTTAACATATAGATTATATGATAAATATGATATTACAAATATAATAGAATATGTAGAAATTGAAATTGGTGGACACAAAATTGATAAACATTATAGTCAATGGTTAGATATATATAATGAATTATTTGAAATAAAACATGAATATAGATTTTCATTAAATAAATTTGAAATTAGAACATTAT